CTTGAACCTCTGCTGGAACTTTGCATTGTTCGAGCAGGGCCGCCACTCTGGGCTTGGCCAGCAGTGCTGTCGTGGCTGCCTTGTTCTTCAGGCTGAGCGTCTGGAGATGGAACTTGTACGCGATCAGATCGCGACTTACCTTGTCGTCCGCCCCCACGGGATGCTCCACGAGACTTGCCGTTAGCTCCTCGACCGCGGCGATTAGCGCCGGTATCAGACTCACGCATAATTCGGTGGTGCTCATTTTTCTGCTTATTAATTGAAACGATGTCCGTCCTTCCACCTCTATATCCATCAATGTCCAAGCAGCGTCCCATCTTGACTTCTTCACCGTTGCGCAAGATGCTCGAAATGTCCCAAACGGATTGCACGGAACGTAAATGGTCCTCGTACACTTTAATGGTGGCTTCTGTAACACCCGTCCGTTCGGCGGCAACTGCATACATCAAAGGCACGTCAGCCTCGTCTTGCGGCCAGCTTGCGCTGGCAGTCTCTTCGGAAAACCAATACGACTTTTCGCGTCCACGAGAGGCGCGCTTCTTGCGGCGCTCTACCGTTTCGTCATTCTTATACAAACGTAGAATCGTTGCGGCAAACGTGCTCATGAGCGGTGACAACGCGTCAGTGACACGATATCCTTCAAGCCTGTCACATGCAGCCTCGCCGATCGGTATGTTCGAATCGCGCGCAGTTAAATGCGCTTTCCGCCACGTACGCAACGGATCTTGAAACGATGTTAATGTCTCCCAGGGATTAACGAAAACCCGCGCTAGGAAACAAACGCCAATAGACGCATCGAAATTCTCGATCTTAATCGTCATGCCTACATCACGAACCACGTTGTTAAGAGTTCGTCGGAAACGCTGTTCAAACAAGCTATCATCGCCAAAGCACAGACCGATGATGCGAAAAGCCATTTGATGTTCAAGCTCAGGCAACGCGAAACAAATCGCGCAAAACTGCAAGAACGCGTTGTAAAGCGTGTTCTTGTCACACGTCGTCGGCGAGCCACTTTTGACGCCGACTCCAGCCTCATACCTAAATCCAAACTTCTTCGACCTTGCCGGACACGTTAGTTCGATGTTCTGATAACGCGTCAATTCTTCCCGAAAGCATTCAGCGGTGGCGCGGTTGTAAACCGCCTGTCCGATGTTGACTTGCATCCACTCGCTAATCGTGCCATCCATATTCGAATAATCGCCCTCCATCGGTGTGGCCACGCCTTGTACATAGTCCTGTACCATCTGAGCGATCTCAGCAGGCTTGCGCCCGGGCACGAACCAATGTCGATTGTGATCGGCGTGGAAGATGTGGTCTCGAATGGCCAAAGTGTAAGCCGAATATCGCAACAAGTACCGCGCGTCAGCAAAGCCGGAAATGATCCTACCAGCC